AATCATGCAGTCCATGCCGTCGATCAGCGTGCCAGCGGAGAATGCTGCCGTCGCCATGCCGTCGTCCACGCCGTCGTACTTCTGGGCGATGGGGAAGCCGGTGGAGGGGTAGGTGCTGCCGTCAGTGATGATGGCTTGGCAGTCGGTTGCTTGGGTGCCGAGTTCGTACTGAACGCCCCACACAAACACACCGCTGACGCCATCCCCAGCATAATTCGGATCTTGTGTGTTTTGGTTTAGCCGATTCAGTTTAAGACTGTATTGGAAGTACGAGGAGCCCGTCAGAAACGCAGCGGAAATCCTGAACCACCCATTACCAGCATCCTCGCACAAGGCTGATCCAGCAATATACTGACCGGAACCGTTGCTCCGCAAAAATACTCCAGAAACAATATCAAAGGTGGCTGAAGAGTACCCGCCAGAGTCAGGACTGAGCATTACATAATTACACCCATTCGCCTTTACGTAATGTGAAATGGTGCAAATAACTCCGTTTGGAATGGGACTCTGCGTAAATCTGCTTAAGTTCTTCTGGTCGTTGGCAGATACTGTCTCCGTTACCAAGTCTGCTGTTAGCGTCCCGTCTGGCGCTGTTGTTGCATTGCTGCTTACTGTGGCTTGATATGCCGTCCACGCCGCACTCGTGAAATCCTCCGTATACGTCAAAAGGTTCACCCGCGCCGACAGCAATGGCCGCGCCGCAGAGGTGCTTTGCAGCATGTGATTGCCGGGGTCCGTCAGCACCGTGGCACCCGCCCGAATGTCCAGCGCCAAGCCCACCGGATTCGCAGAGTCCGCCACCGTGCCCGGCGTAACGACAGGCGTGGTGCCGGTGTAGTCGGCCCACTCAGAGGTCAGGTCGCGGGGACTGATCCACATGCCCGGACTGTCGATGCCGTCGGGCCAGAGGGCGATGGGGGACCAGGCGCGGGCTACGCTGGAGGCCAGAGCGCCCAGCTTGCCGAAGGTCTGAAATGCGCTGAACATGGATTACGCGGCGTCGATGACGGCGACCTTGTGGCCGGGCGTCACGCCGAAGTAATAGGCCTGGCCGCTGGTCAGCGGCAGCAGGCTGGTGGTGGCCGTGGGCGCAGCGCCGATCTGGATGTGGCAATCGGCCTTGGGCGTCAGGCACACAAAGCGCGTGGCGGCGTTGAAGGCGCTGCTGGCCGCGCTGCTGGCGCCGATGGCCACGGTCTGCTCGGCCAGCGGGGGCATGGGCGGCAGCTGCATGACGGCCGGGAAGGCTGCGCCGTCCTGGGCCAGGGCGGTGAATTCGGTGATGTGGAGTTTGGCCATTTAGGGGTTTCCTTTCTGCGGGGGATGGGTTCGTTTACCAGCTCTCCAGCTCCAGCGCATGGCTGAAGCGGTCGAACCAGGCGGCGGTCAATGGGCTGTTCTTGCGCTTGCCGTAGATCATGTAATCCTGCTCAGCGGCGGTGCCGGCGCGCGGCATGAGGCTCACAAACACGGGTTTCCAGACACCGTTGGCGCGCATGATCTGCATCAGCTGGCTGCGCTCGGACTCGCTCAGCAGGGGCAGGTTCAGCGTGAGCTCCTGGTGCATGGGGGCGCGGTCGCTGGGCAGGTCTCCGGCGTCGGTGCGGGCGTTGGTGCTGTTGTCCACCACCAGGGTGGTGCAGCCGTATTCGGCGCCCCAGGTGGGCTGCCACCAGGGGCCGGCCACGATGCGGGCGCAGTCGATGTAGCCCGCCGGGTTGGTGGCGTCGGCCAGGTCGATCTTCATGCCCTTCACGCCGGCCTGCTGCGTCTCGAACCACGCCACGGCCTTGCTCAGGTAGCCGTAGGCAAATGCGTTGGCGTTGAATGTTGCCGTCCAGGTCCACGGCCCCGCGGTCAGGCCGGGGCAGGCGGTGATGGCGCCAGAGTCCTGCAGCAAGGCGGTGCAGCCGGTGTCTGAATACAGCCGCACGCGGATCGTGGCAGCGCTGGTGAGGTTGGTGGCCGGCAACGCCACGGCGCCCAGGGTCACGCCGCCCGTCCAGGTCAGCGTGTAGGTCACGCTGGTGCCGGTGCTGCGGTGCGCCTGCCCTTTCAGGTCGGTCTGCATGTAGGCCGCCGCAAGCGATCCGCTCGTGGTGCTGGCCGCCAGCGACGTCGCCTGGTCTGCGTCGTTGCGGTGGATGACGCGCAGGTTAGGCACGGCGGCTCACTTCAAGGCCCAGCGCGGCCAGCTTGGCGTTCATGGCGGCAAGCAGGTCGTCGGTCACGTCTTCGGCCACCATGGGGAACTGGCTGTGCGCCGGCTGGGTCTGCGCCTGGCCGGCGTCGTTGGTCACCAGGGTGACCTGCGTCATGATGGCTGCCGCCCCGTAGGCCGGCGGCTGCACCGGGTTGTCGAACTGGATGGAGACGGAAAGCGGGATGTTCAGGCGGGGCATGGTGTGGGTCTTTCTTAAACGGGGTTTTGCAGGTGCCGCACGATGGCGGCGGTGATGCGGTCGCTCCAGTCTTGCGCGGGGTGCCAGCCATCGGCCAGGTCAGCGGGCAGCGTGGCGGGAACGGCGCGCACGTCGACAAAACCGGCGCCGTGGGCATCCGCCACGCGCTCGACGGCCAGGTCATAGTCGTCCGTGGCGCCGGTGGCGCCGGCGATCACGCCCACCAGCAGCACGCGCTTGCCGGCGGCCTGCGCCAGCGCCACCAGGGCGCCCAGGTCGCGCGAGAACTCGGCCAGAGGGGTGTAGCGCAGCGCGTCGGCCCCGCCGTAGCGGATGACCAGCGTGCGGGCGGCCGTGGCCTTGACGTGATCCGCAAAGCGGCCAAAGGGCATCATGGCCACGCCGGCCAGGGCGTCGGCCACGGTGGCGCCTGGCAGGCTTAGGTCCACGCAGACGGCCGCAGCGCCCAGCAGCTCCTGCGCGCGGCGCACGGGCGGCACGGCTAGGCGGGTCAGCGTACCGGCCGGGCCGTCGATGCTGCCGAAGGTGAGGCTGTCGCCGTAAAACTCGATCACGTCAGCGCCGGCCTGTGCCGGTGTTGGATGGGGCGTGGGCGCATCGCCTCCGCCGCATCCGCACAGGGCGGCGCACAGGACGCTGATGAGGATGGCGAAGGGCTTGCGCATCATGTCCACACCGGGATGTAGTAGTCCGTGCCGCTGATGTTCAGCACGGCCCATCCGTTATTGCTGGCGCTGCCGGGCTTGGTGGTGCCGATGTAGGTGGCCGTGGCAGCGCCGTCTGACACCTTCTCCAGCCGCTTCCATGTGCCGTCGCCGCGCAGGTATGTGGTGGCATTGTTGGGCGGCTGGGTCACCGTGACGGCGCCATAGCGGAAGGTGCCGGCCTCGATGTTCAGCGCGTAGTTGCCATCGGCCAGCGCACACACGCGGGTCTCTGCGCCCGCTGCACCGGCCACGAAGCGCCCGCCGTAGCTGCTGGCGCCCAGCTTGGCGCGGAAGGTGTTGGCGTAGTCAAAGTACCCGGCATACGTGCTGCTGGCCAGCGTGGCGTAGTAGCTGCTTCCATAGACAAAATAGCCCGCGTTGGCGTTGGCGCCCAGGTAGGCCTCGGTGTTGCGCGTGTTGGTGCCGCTGGACCACCCGCCGTAGGTGGCAATGGCCGAGCCGGTGCCGGCAGCGGATGCCGCGATCAGCGCGTAGCCATTGCCGCCGGTCTGCGTGAAGGCGCCGCCGAAGGTGGCATTGTTGGTGGCGCGGCCCACCACGCCGCAGGCGCCGCCGGCGCCCAGCGGGTCCCAGGTGATGCCAAGGCCGAAGGTGGTGTAGGTGGCCATGGTGGCGCTGGTGGCGCTTTGCAGCTTGCCCACGTCCAGCGTGCCGGCGTTGATGCGCGCGGCGGCAATGTAGCCGCTGGTGATCTGGCTGGCGGCGATGTCGCCCGCGTAGATGACGCCCGCGGCAATGGTGCCGGCGCCGATGCGCGTGGCGGCCAGGTTGTTGACCACGTACACGCCATCCAGCGCCACGCTGCCCAGCAAGGCCAGGGCGCCCAGGCCGCTGACGTTGCTGTTGGCCAGCGCGCCGGTGATCTGGCTGGCCAGGTTGACGGTGGCCTGCGAGGCCAGCACGCCGAAGCCGGTGAGGTAGCTGCCGCCGTAGGCCAGGCTGGCCTGCGTGGCCACGGCGCCGAAGCCCGTCAGGTAGCCGCCGCCGTAGGCCAGGCTGTTCTGGCCGGCCACGCTGCCAAAGCCCGTGAGGTAGCTGCCGCCCAGCGCCAGGGAGGCCTGCGACGACACGGCGCCGAAGCCGGTGAGGTAGCCGCCGCCGTTGGCCAGCGTGCTCTGGGTGGCAAGCGGGGTGACGCCGGTGACGCGGGTGTAGCTGGGCAGGTTGTTCAGCGCCTGGCTGGTGTTGCTCAGGTCCACCGTCATGTTGGTGGGCAAGGCCACGGCCACGATGCGCGGGCTGGTGGCTTGCAGGGCCACGGTGCGGGCGTGCTTGATGGTGGCCATTACGCAAGCACCCCCACGGTGCAGCGGCCCTTGAGCCAGTCGCGCTCGATGCTGACCACCAGGCCGGTCTTGCCGGCGCTCAGGCTGAAGCGGTCGTGCGTCAGCGTCCAGGTGTCGCCCAGCTCCACCAGCATCAGGTGGGCGCGGTAGGTGGCGGTGTAGATGGCGCGCGGCGTCTTCCACAGGTCGCGGCGGCGGTCGGCCTCGGTGGTGGCCTCGGTGGTGTCGATCAACAGGGTGTCGGCCTGCGGCGGCTGCGCGTCCAGTTTGTAGGTGCTCGCGGTGGTGGCGTCGGTGCTGGTCACGGTGAGCCACTCCTGCCCCAGCGCGCTGGCGCTGCTGGCGGGCAGGCCGCCGGCCAGGCCGCTGGTCTGGGGCGTGGCGTTCAGGGCGTAGCCCAGCCGGGCCGATGCCTTGACGGCCGGGCGCTCGCTGATGGACAGGCTGCGCGCGTCCATGTCGGCCGCCGTCACGCTGGTGGGCGTGCCCGTGGCCGGCAGGGCCAGGCGGATCAGGCGCAGCAGGCCGGTGCTGGTGACCACCACCTGCGCGCCCACGCTGGCGGCCAGCTCCTGGCACAGGGCGAGCACGTTTTCGCGGGCGTTGCAGTAGCGGCCCACGGCCTGCGGGCAGGCGGCCACAAAAGCGGCGAGCTGCGTGGCGTCCAGGTCGCCGCTGGCAAACCGCGTCGCGGCGGGGCCGTAGTTCTGCACGATGTATTGCACCAGGCGCCCGGCGTCGTTGCGGTAGGTGCCGCTGGGCTTGACGCCCTGCACGTCGCAGGTGATCTGGCCCACGGGCGCGGCGGTGAGCGTGATTTTGCTGTTGCTCAGGTCGCTGGTGTAGGTGGTGATGGGCGCGCCGTTGTCGCGCACCTCGATCAGCCGCTCGGATGCGCCCGTGCCGTACTGATAGACCAGCGTGGCCGGGGTGATGAGCAGCGGCTCGATGTTGTGCACCTCGCCGAAGACGATGGGCAGCAGGCGGTCCTTGTTCTCGGTGGCGCCGCCCAGCGTGGCCTCGGACAGGGGGGCGTTCAGGCGCTCCAGCTTGTCGCGCAGGCGCAGGTTGAGCACGTCGCGGGCGCGGCTGGTGATGTCATCCACCACGCCGCTGAACACCAGGCGGAAGTCGGCGCGCGCCCAGGTGGGGTCGCCCACGTACACGTTGACGGCGCGGTTGGCCCACACATAGTCCAGCCAGCCGTCGCGGCTGCCGTCGGCGTTGGTGATCTCGATGTCGCCCCAGCTCATGCTGGGCGAGCCGTCGAGGTTGAGGCTTTCGGTGGTGCTCACGCCGCCGGCGATGCAGGCGGTGTAGGCGGTGCTGGCCGGCGTGTCGCCGCTGGCGGTGGTGTAGTTGCGGTTGCTCAGGTACAGCGTGGTCTCGGTGCTGACGATGCGCGCCACCACCTCCACCAGCACCGTGCGGATGCTGCTGGCGCTGGCAAGCCAGGCGGTGAATTGCGCGTCAGACAGGGCCATGGTTACACCACCACCGGGGTCGAGGTGGCCGCGTGCGCGGCCGTGGCAATGCCGTCGGCCACGGCGGTGGCGGTCTGCGCGCCCACGGTGACGGCGGTGTTGATCTGCGCCACGCCCACCTGCACCACGGTGGCCTCGAGCGTGGCAATGCGGTCGTTCAGGCGGGCGATCTCGGCGATCAGCGCCAGGTTGTTGTCGTTGAGCACGGTGGGCAGGCTGACCAGGGCGTCGCGGCCTTGCTGCTGGGCCTGCAGCAGCGCGGCCTGGGCGGCGGCCTGCTCGGTGGCGATGGCGGTGGAGCGGGCCTGTTCTTCGGTCAGGCGGGCCTGCGCCTCGGCCGCCTGCACCACGGCCTGCGCCTGGATGCCGGCCACCAGCTCGTTGAGCTGCGCCAGCTTGGCGGCGTTGGCCTCGCTGATGATGTTGGACACGCTGGAGGCCTGCGTCTGCGCGGCAATGGAGGCGGCGATGGTCTGCAGCTCGCTGAGCTGGGCCGTGGCCGTGGCGGCCTGGCGCTCGCCGTCGGTGATGAGGGAGCTGCCAAAGCTGTCCAGCGTGCCGGTGACCTGCGCGAAGATGGCGTTGTACGCGGCGGGGTCAAAGGCGCGGGCCTGCTCCAGGTAGGCGCCGGCGGCGCCTTGCAGCGCGCTCATGGCGTTGGCGTCGCCCGCGCTGGCGCGGCCCAGCGTGGTGTTGTAGGCGCTGGCGGCCAGGGCCAGCTTTTCAGCGGGGGTGAGGGCCGACAGGTTGCCGATGCGCAGGCCCTGCACGTAGTCGCGCAGCTCGCGGCCCACGTCCACCATTTTCTCGGCGGCGGCCAGCTGCTCCTGCGCGCCCTTAAGCTGCGCGGCGTTGGCGTCCTCGATGGCCTTTTGCGCCGCACGGGCGCCTTCGGCCATGGTGGCCTGCGCGGCGGTGGTGTCGGCGGCGATGGACTGCGTGACCAGGCCCAGCAGCTGGCGGATGGTGGCCATCTGCTCGGTGAGCGTGCCGGTGGAAATGTTGGCCCACAGCGCGGCCTGGCTGTTGTCGGCGCCGCCGCCGGCCACGCTGATGGCGTTCATCAGATCCTGCGCCTGCGCGGCGGTCTGCGCATAGGCGGCGATGCTGTTTTGCAGCGCGGCAATGGAGGCGGCGCTGGCGCTGGCCTGCGAGGCCAGGGCGCTGACGGCGGCCTGCATGTCGGTGATGTTGTAGATCACCTGCTGCAGTGCGCGGTTGCTGGGGTCGAGCGCGTCCAGCTCGCGCTGGCGCAGCATGGCCGTGTCGCCGATGGCCGAGGCCAGCGAGGCGGACAGGCCGGCGCGCTGTGACAGGATGGCCGACATGCTGCCCAGCGTGCCAGTGGTCTCGGCCGTGGCGGCGTTCAGGTCGAGGATGGCGCCGGTCATGCCGCTGAGCACCACGGCGGCACGGCGGCCGGGCTCGGTGGTGAGGTCGAAGCTGGCCATAACGGCGCGCAGCGACTCGACTGTGGCCGAGCCGATGGCCTCGGTGCTGACATTGAATCCCTGCGCGGCCAGCTGCTGCTGGATGCGGTCGATCTTGTAGGCGCGCAGCTCGGTGGCGTTGAACAGGCGCTCGGCCGCGGCATCAAACGCGGTGAACACGTCCGACATGCTGGTGCTGGCGGCGGCAAAGGCGGCGACGGACTCGGTGGCCGCGGCGGCGGCGCTGGCGTTCAGGTCCAGGATGGCGCCGGTCAGGCCTGACAGGGCCACGGCGGCGCGGCGGCCCTGCTCGGTGCCCAGGTCGAAGCTGGCCATGACCGAGCGCAGCACGTCCACCGTGGCGGCGCCGATGGCCTCGGTGCTGACGTTGAAGCCCTGCGCGGCCAGCTGCTGCTGGATGCGGTCGATCTTGTAGGCGCGCAGCTCGGTGGCGTTGAACAGGCGCTCGGCGGCGGCGTCGAAGGCGTCGAACACATCGGCCATGCTGGTGCTGGCCTGTTGCAGGGTGGCCACGGCGTCGGCGGCGGCCTCGGCGGCGGGGGTCAGCTCGGCCACCACGCCGGAGAGGCCCAGCAGCGCGGCGTAGGTCTTCTGCCCGCTGGTGGTGGTGAGGTCTTGCGCCTCCACCAGCGCGCGGAAGTTGGCGCGCGTGGGCTCGGTGATGAGCTGGTTGAACTGCGCGGCCGTGTCGGCAAAGGCGCCGCCGGCGGCCATGTTGGCCAGCGTCTGGTTCAGCGAGGACAGCTTGGCGGCGAACTTTTCGCTGTCGCTGAAGAAGTTTTCATTGAACGTGGCCAGGTTGGTGGCAAAGGCCTCCAGCCCGCCGCTGGCGCTGATGATGTTGAGCACGGCGCTTCCGGCCAGGGTGGCAAAGCCGTCGACCGAGGCGCCGAGCTGCGTGAGCGTGGCCTGCGTCTTGGTGATGGCGTCCACCGTGGAGGTGAGCTGCTCCAGCGTGGGCGCGTCGCCCAGGCTGTTGAGCATCTGGGTGGCCCAGTCGGGAAGGCCGATGCCGTCGATGGCCTTGCGCACGTCTTGCGAGATGGCGGCCAGGTATTCGGCGCTGCCGGCACTACCATCAGAGAACCGGCGCGGCGCCCACTTGCTGGTTCGAGTGTCGTTCCAGTTGACCAGCACGTTGTCGAGCTGCTTGATGACCAGCGAACCCCAAGCCGGGTCTTTGGAGCTGTCATCCGCGAAGCTGGTGGCCGCGGCGTATCCGGCAGTTTTTCCGAAGGTGGTGGCCGTGCTGTCCAGGATGCCGACGATGCTTTTCACTAGGCCGCTGGTCATCTTAACGGTGGAGGCACTGCCCATCACGCCTCCGAACCCGTCGCCCGACGAACTGCCACCGGTCCACCCGCTGGTGGTGGTGCTGCTCAAGCCAGAGGCCGCGCTGTAGCTGGACCCGCCTCCAGTGTGCGGGGTGCCGCTGTGGTCCAGCGCCTTGGCGATGGCGTAGACGGCGGTCACGGCAGCCAGGTAGGGCGCGGCGGTCATCAGGCCGCTCATGATGGAGCCCATGCCCTCGGCGGCGGCGGTGCCGAAGGCGGCGTTGGTGGCCAGAAGGCCGTCGATGCCGGTGCCGGTGAGGTTGGCATAGGCGGTGCCGGCAAAGTTGCCGAAGCTGCTGGCGCCGGTGAGCAGGCCGGCCAGGTTGCCGGCGCCCGAGAGCACGCTGGCGCCGCTGCCGGTGGCCGCGCTGGCGGCGGTGGCCAGGCCGCTGCCCAGGATGCTGGCGCTGATCTTGACGATGAAGGGGCGGATCGTCATCTGGTACAGCACATCGAGGATGCTGGCCTTGAGGGTCTGCCCCAGGCGCTTGAAGGCGCTGGAGCCGCTTTCCCAGACGTTGGTCCAGGCCTCGTGTGCGGTGCTGTCGATGCTGGCGAACACGCTGGCCCAGCCGGCGGATTCTTTCTCGCGCAGATCCTTGGTGTTGATGACGCCGATCAGGCGCTCGCGCGCCTCGATTTCCTTCTGCACGTTGTCATAGGCGGTGGAGCCGACGATGAGCACAGCCTGCTGCTCGCGCAGGCGGGCCAGGGTGACCTGCTCGACGGCCTGGGCCAGGCTGATGTTCTGCTGCTGCGCCATGGCGACGGCGGCCTCTTCGTCTTTCAGGCCCTGGATGCGCTCGTTGATGGATTTCAGGCTTTGCGCGGCCACCGCCTCCTGGTCGCGCAGCCATTGCTGGATGGCGGCGTCTTCCTTGATGCGCAGGGCCTGGCGCTCTTCGGCCACCTTCTGGGCGGCCTCCATTTCCTTGGTCAGGGCCTTGGTGGCCTCGACGGCGGCGGGCTGCTGGGCGATGTATTGGCCCACCACCTTGGTGTAGTCGTCCCAGCTGAGTTTGCCGGCGGCCAGGGCTTTGTTCAGGGTGCCGATGTTCTTGCTGAAGTCGGCATCAAGGCCGCTGGCCTTGCCGGTGATCTTGTCGATGAGCTTCTGGAACTCGTCGGCGGTGGCCTTGGCTGTGTCGCCGAGTTTTTGCACCACGGGGGCGGCGGCCTTGAGGGCGTCGGCCTGGGCGCGGATGCTGTCGACGCCGCCTAGAATGCGGGGGTCTTTGTAGGCGTTGGAGTTTGAGATTCCGAGGATCTTGGCCTGGAAATTGTCCAGCTCCTTGCGGGCGCGCGCCGCGTCTTCGCGCATGGCTTGCCCTACGGCATTCCATGCGTTGCGCCCGGCCTGCGTGAACACACCGCCGGCCTCGCCGAGCGCGGAGAACTGCGCGATGATGCCGCCGATCTCCTTGCCCATGCCTTTCAGGACATAGGCCACATCCGAGACCGTGATGACCACGGTTTCCAGCGTGATGCGCAGCCCGGTGCCCAGCGCCTGCGCCAGGCTATTGCTTCCGTCTTTTGTCTCCAGGAACACGCGCGCCAGCTCGTTGAGCGTGGGCAGCACCTCGCCGGCCATGGTGGTGGCGAAGGCCTGGCCGGAGAGGCTGATTTTCTTGAGGTTGTCGTTGAACTCGGCCGCGTTGGCGGCCAGGTCGCCGCTGAAGACCACGCCCAGGCGCTCGGCCTCGGTGCGCAGGTCGGCGATGCCGCTGGCGCCCTTGTTCAGCAGCGGGATCATGTCGGCGCCGGCCTTGCCGAACAGCTCCACGGCCAGCGCGGCTTTTTCGGGGCCGTCGCGGAAGGCGGCAAACTTGTTGGCGATGTCGCCCAGCACGGCATCGCTGCCGCGCAGGCTGCCGTCGAGATTCTTGAAGGCCACACCGATGGCCTGGAAGGCGGCGGCCTGCTCTTTGCCCCCGCCGGCGGCGGCGGCCATGTTGAGGCTGAGCTTGCGGATGCCGGTGGCCAGGGCCTCCACGGGAGTGCCCACCACTTCGCCGGCGTAGCGCAGGGCGGAAAGGCTTTCGGTGGCGATGCCGGTTTTCTCGCTCAGATCGTCCAGCATGTCGAGCATGTCGACGGCGCCCTTGAGCGCCGAGACGCTGATGGCGCCGGCGGCCACGCCGCCCAGCACGCCAAAGGCGGCGCCCAGGGCGCCCACGCCGCCGGCGGCGGCCCTGGCTTCGTCGGCCAGGCCGCTGAGCTTGCTCTTGGCCGTGCTGAAGGCGTTGCCGGTGCGGTCCTCGGCGGTGAGGATGATCTTGGTTTCATTGCCGGTGGCCATCAGGCGGGTGCTCCTGCGTTGTGGCGATCAGGGCTCGCGCTGATCGGCCCATGCGGCCAGCGTGGCGGCTTCGCAGGCCTGGATGCCGGCGAAGATGCTGCGCAGCGCGTCGCCCTCGATGCCTTGCAGCGCGAGGTAGGCGCGCACGCCGGCGTAGTCCAGGCCGGTGGCGCCGGCCATGCCGGTGCGCCATTGGGTGCGCACGCCTTGCCAGCATTGCCAGGCCTGCACGTTGCACGGCCAGAGGTAGAGGGTGCGCACGGGCTCGACCACGGCGCCGCCCAGCAGGCCGGCGCCGGCCAGGGCGTGCGCGAGGGGACTGTTGGGGTCGGGCGGCGGGTCATGGCGGGGTGTGCTCTGGCTGGCGAGGGCTCGGGCCAGAGCCTCTAGTTTTTTTCCTTCACCGAGACCTCGACGCCGTAGCTCTTGAACATCAGCGAGGCCAGGCCGGGCACTTTGCACAGGCGGCGCAGGGCGTCGAGGCTGAAGTCGACCGGGGCGCCGTTGCCGTCGCGCACGCCGTCCCAGCCGGTGACCACGCCGCAGAGGAAGTCGCTGAAGGTGACGCTGGTCTCTTGCGCCAGCGCGTCCTTGTATTCGTCCACGTCCAGGCGGTGGGCGATGAGGTCGAAGCTGGCGGGCTTTTCGACGCCGGCGCCGTCCTTGGTGGTGAAGCGCACGGTGAATCGCACCGTGTCGCTGATTTCGATGTTGAAGGCCATGGTTTCCCCCGATAGGTAGTCAAACGCCCCGATAAAGGGGCGCAGCGGGCAGACTCGGGGGAGGATCTGACGGACGGCCGAAGCCGCCCCGCTGCGCCTATCTCATGCCTCAGGCCGCTCAGGCGCCGTAGCCGACCATGCGGCCGTCCAGGCTGATGGCGGCCTTGACCTTGAGGGCGTTGCCCTTGCTGATCTCGACCATCTCGCTGGCGATCAGGTTGCCGTAGCCGTACAGGCGGCCGCCGCCGGGCACGACGATCTTGATGGCGACCTTGGTGAATGTGCGGGTGATGCCCAGCATGGCCTGCCAGGTGGCGTTGGTGGCGTCATAGCCCAGGCCGATGTCGATGCTCATGGCCTCGAAGCCGATGGGCGTCTTGATGTCGTTGCGCCGGCCCAGCGGAGAAACAGTGCCGTACTTGGGGCCGCCGCCGGTGGAGGTGATGTCGAGGATCTGCGGCACTTCGGTCCAGGCGCTGACCAGCTGCGTGGTGCCGGTGCCGGTGCCTGCGGGGTAGTAGGTGGTGGAGCTGCTGTCCAGGCCCTTGAGCTGGAAGGTGTCGGCACTTTGCTGGTCGACTTCCCAGATGGTGTCGGCGGCGTCTTCCCAGCCGGAATTGAACAACACCGGATCGAGGTCGACATAACCGTGCGAGGTGGACGTGGCGACGGCCGGGTTGGCGTTGGTGACGCCGCTGACCGTCTTGGCACCCGCGAACGTGGTGCTGTAATAAATCTTCGAGCCTTCGGGGTAGTAGTAAGCCATGGTGGTGGGCCTTTCAGTGGATGCGTGGTGGGGTTGCTGGGTGGATCAGGTGGCGACGGTGGGGGCGCCGCTGGCGGTCTGGTAAAGCACTTGCCAGCCCTGGCGGACTTCGGCGATGAGCTGGCTGGCCTGGCCGGTGATGGTGGGGTCGGCGCTTTGCAGCAGCAGCGGCGATTTGGCCAGCCCGCCCAGGCGGGCGGTGGTTTCGCTGGCATAGATGGCGGCCTCGACCTGCCCGGCCAGCGCGCGGCTGGCGGCGGCGGCGCCGGCGCCGGCGCACACGCTGATGATGTCAACCGCCAGGCGGCGGTCTTGCGCAAAGGGGAAGCCCATGCCCATGGCGTCGATCTGCTCGGGGCCGGCGGTGATGACGATGGCGGGCAGCATGCTGGCCGTCAGCTCGTCGGGGTGGTCCACGTAGACGCTGGCGCCAGCGGCCGTACTGGCGGCCACGAGGGCGGCGGCCAGGGCGGTAAGGATCTGCTGCTGGACGTGGGCGGCCATGGTGTTCAGGCCTCGCGCAGGCTGAGGGTGGTGACGCCGGTGCCGTCGGGGGCGATGGTGGCCACGGTGTAGGCGGTGCCGTCCACCGTGATGCCATCGGCCCAGGCCACGCCGGCCACGTCGGCGCTGCGGCACAGGGCGACGGGGCCGGTGTCGCCGACCAGGCCGCCCAGGACTTGCTGGGCGCCGCGGTCCATCTGCACCGTGAACGTGACCGGGACGCCGAGCGCGTTGGTGGCGCTGGCGGTGACGGCGAAATCGTCCGTGGTGAAGAAGGGGGTGAGGTCTTCGGCGAACATGGCGGGTTTGTCGGCTCGGGTGCTTTTCTTAGTTGGTGAGGCTTTGCGCGGCGATGGCCACGGTGTAGGCCGGGCTGACGGTGCCGCCCAGCGTGTAGTTGATGCGCAGGTAGCGCGGGGACTTGTCGAAGTCGATGGCCTTTTTCTGGATGCTGGCCGCGGTGGTGAGGCCGGTGAAGGCGCCGCCGTCCACGTCGGCATAGGTGCGCTCGGTGGTGATGATGGCGAAGGTGTCGTTGTTGGCGAAGGCGGTGCCGCCGGCGGTGAGCAGGAACTCGACCTGCGCGCTCTGGTACAGCGTGCCCACCGTGGCGTTGGCCAGGCTGCCCGAGGTGCCGCCCACCACGGTGGCGGTGGTGGCGTTGGTGAGGGTGACGGTGATGGTCTCGGCCACGGCATCGGGGCCGCCGTAGACCTGCGTGCAGGTGCCGGTGCCGGTGTTGGAGCCGGGGGTGACGCTGGTGACCACATCGGCGTCGGCCGTGCCTTGCAGCTTGACGGCCAAGGTGGGGTTGGTGCCGGCGGTGTTGCGCGCCGTCATGATGATGGCGCCCTTGCCGCAGAGGCTGCGGGCGTCGATGCCTGCGGTGTTGCCCGTGGCGCTGACGGCGGCGGGGGTTTGCAGGGTGGTGAGGGTGCTGTCGCCGATGGTGTCCATCACTTGGCCTTTTTGGGTTTGGTGGGTTTGCTGGGCTCTGCGGCGGCCGGCGCGCTGGGCGCCGTGGCGGGCACCTGGATGACGCGGCCGGCCAGCAGGTAGGCGCGGGCTTGCGGGTCGGGCAGGTCGATCACGTCGCCGGGCACGGCATCGTTGCCGATGCCGCCGAGGGCGGTGCCGCGAAGGAACTGGACCAGCATGGCGCGCCCTTTGCCTTTAAGCGATGGTGGCGCCGGTGGCTTTGCAGAAGGACTGCGGGTGGCGCAGGGCGACGTCGCAGAGCTGGAAGCTGGTGACTTCGATCATGCCTTGCTTCTTCAGCGAGTACGGGTCGACCACCAGCTCCAGGGCGCCCCACATGCCGATGAGGGCGTCGGACCAGTTGCCGAAGATGAGGCCGTGCTCGGAGCCGCCGCCCAGGGTGGCGCTGACCTGGTTGGAGGCGCGGGCGGTGTAGCCGCCGAGCATGCCGTTGTCGAGCTTACCGGACCAGATCATGTTGGTGTCGGTGCTGGCCGCGATGACGGTCTGCGCCAGCTTGCCGGCCATGCCGGGGGTGGTGGCGAAGGCCAGGCTGCCCGCCAGGGCGTTGTCCTTGAGCACCTCGGTGATCATGTCGATCAGCTTGCCGAAGGTGGGCACGCCGCCCATGGCGACGGCGTTGACGCTGCCCGCGGCGTAGATGCCGGTGGGCTCGTTGCCGGAGCCGGCGCCGTGCATGACGGCCAAGTCCCAGGCCAGGGCGTGGGCCGCGGCCAGGTCGCCGCGGATGAAGGCCTCGACGTCCATGCTGGACTGAGCCATCAGCTGGCGGCTGAAGGCCGTGGTGCCTTGCAGCGTCTTGGGCGTGAGGCCGACGCTGGAGAGGGTGGCGTTGGTGGCGGTGACGTTGGTGCCGCTGTTTTCAGCAACCCACGAGACCGAGACGCCGCCGGTTTGCGACGGGAAGCTGACCGGGCCGGTGAGGCCGGACATGACGCGGGCGCCCAGGCCGACGGCGATGGAGGCGTTGCGCAGCATGTCGATGAATTCGCCGGGCTGCGTGAACACGGTGCTGGCGCCCTTGCCGCTGGTGTTGTAGAGGGCTTCGCTGATGGCCGAGCGCACTTGCAGGGGCACGAAGATGCCGCCGTTGCGCTTGTAGTTGGCGGGGATGTTGCGCTCGATGTCCTGGCTAACTTCGGCCTCGAAGCCGCTGACGGGCTGGCCTTCGGCGCGGGCCAGGGCGGCGGAGATGGCGCGCACGTAGCTGTAGGATTTGGCTTCGCGCTCGTTGAGGTTGATGGTGTCGGTGGCCGGCGCGGCGGCCACGGCGGCCAGCAGGGCGCTGCGGAATTCGTCGACGCTCTTGCCTTCGCGCAGGAACTGCGCGGCCAGCTTGTCGCCGCCACGGGCAGCATGGGCCTGGCCCAGCGCGATGATCTCGGTGGTGCGGGCGCGTTCTTGCGTGATGGCATCGGCGCGGGCGTTGTCGATGACGGTGATGTCGGGTGCGGTCATGGTGGTGGTCTCCGGGGCGGGGGTTGATACGGGGGCGAACAGGGCGCGCGTGCCGCCCTCGATAACGGTTTCAAAGGGTTGGTCGGTGGGCGCGGCGCGGCCGATGCCGACGCTGGTGTCGGCCGGGATGGCCACGAGCGAAATCTCCAGCGGCTCCCATTGCGTGGCGCGGTAGGTTTCGGTGTCGCCATCGGTGGACTCAAGCACCATTTTGTGGACGCGGTAGCCGACGCTGATGTGCTGGCGGATGCCGTCGATCACGTCCTGAAAGGCGGCCTCGGCATCTTCGCTTTTGCCGAATCGCACGATGGCGCGGCCGATGCGGTCAGTGCCGATGGCCACGTCTTCCACCACGCCGATCTGCTCGCACGGGTCGTGATCCATCAGCAGGGGGCCGGCGTTCTTGAGCCGATCCAGCATGATGGAGCTGGGGGAGTGGTCCAGCACCTCGTTGCCAAACCAGCGGGCCACCGGGGCCTCGCTGCTGAAGGCCAGGGGCACGGTGCGCGCGTCCATGCTGATGGCTGCGCGCTCCAGCACCGCGCTGCGGTGCAGGGTGCCGGTCTTGATGGTGCGGGCGGTGGGCTGCGTCATGGGGTGGGATGATGGGCTTGCTGTTGCGGGCAGTTAAGGCAAAAAAGTTCCGGTCATGCGGGTTTGTCAGCGGCGGCGTTGTCGGGCGCGTCGGTGGCGTTGACGGTGGTCTGCTGGTTGTCGCTGAAGTCCACCAAGGTGACGCCGGCGGAGGCCACCTGGGTCTCGAAATCGGCGATGGCCTGCAGCACGTCGGCGATGTCGACGCCGTTTTGCGCGGCGATCATCTGCGGGCTGGCGATGCCGGTCTTGATGGCCAGGCGGGCGGCCTGGATGTCTTTGAGCGGGTCGACCCAGCCCCAGCGGCGGCCCAGCCAGGTGTGGTCTGAAAACTTGTCAATCTTTTCGGCGGGCAGCGCGGCGCCGGCGGGGTAGCGGATGGCGCCCAGGGTGAGGGACCAGCGCAGCCATTCAGCAAAGACGGGGCGCAGGAAGGATTCGGCGAACCAGTCTTGCAGGACCATCCAGGCATCGCGCTCTTCCAAGGTGCCGGATCGGATGCTGCTGAAGTTGACGCCTTCCAGGTCGTTGGCCAGGCCGTGGTAGGTGACGCCCATGCCGCTGGCGATGCTGCGCAGGCGGGTTTTCATGAAGGCCTGGTAGTTGGCGTGAGGGTATTCCGGGCTCCAGGCCTGGAAGTCGACGCCGCGGGGCAGGGTCTGGAAGCTGCCGGGGTCGGCGTCGGTGATGGTGTTGCCCTGCTCGTCGGCGTCGTCGCCGGGGGGCGCGTCTCCATCGGCGGTGGTGAAAAAGCCCATCTTTGCGGCGCCGACGCGGGCGGCGACGATGGCGGCCTCTTCGTAGCCGTCGAGCATCTTGAGGCCGCTGATGACGGCGTGCATGGCGGGCATGCCGCGCACCTGCTCGGGCCGGTAGGGCTTGAAGACGTGGATGACCTCGGAGGCGTCGACCCGCGTGAGGGTGGACTGTCCGCCGGCGGCGGTTTCGATGCGGCCGAGGTTGAGCCAGTAGGCGACGGCGCGGTTGTTGGCGTCAACCTCGACGCCCATGATGGCGCGGCGGCCGTCCTTGAGGTCGCGGGTGTATTGCACGGGCAGGCGCTCGACCTCGATGAGGCGCAGGGCGTAGCCGTTGGGGTTGCCGGCGGCCTTGCCGGTGACTTGCAGGATGAGGGCCTCTCCGTCGCGCGCCCAGGTCTCGATGACGAGGCGCTGCACGTCGGCAAAGCTGAAGCGGCCGGACAGCTCGCAGGCGCCGCGGCGGCCCCATTTTTTGAAGGCGGCCTCGATCAGGTCGCGGGCCAGGGTGTCGGCCTTGCCGGCCTCGGACACCAGCGACTGCAGGGTGAAGCCGTTGCTGCCGACGATGTTGGCGACGGCGAGCTTGCCGAACTTGCTGGCGTATTCGTTGTTCTTGAACAAGTCGCGCGAGCGGTTGCGGGTGACTTCCAGTCCGGCGGCGATCTCTTCGTTGGCGGTTTGCGTGGGGGATTTCCACGAGGCGGTTAGGCGGTCGGAAATTGCCGCCTCAAAGTTGCGCGTGGCGGCGATGACGGCGTGGCTGCGGCCGCTGAGTTTTTGCGGGGCGGCGGGTGCTGGCGTTCGGCGCGGCCAGAATCGGTCGAGGAAGGCCATGGGTTAAAACCTCACGAGGTATTTGTTGCCGCCGCCCAGGCCGGCGGCGATGCGCTCGGCCCGCTTTTCGCTGGCGAGGATGGATTTCCAGTGGTTGATCTGGTCGAGGATTTCGGCGGCGGATCGGTATTTCATGCGGCGGCCGGCGATTTCGTACTCAGCGACGTGGCCGTTGCTGGCGGTGTAGGTCTTGTACGCGGCCATGAGCTGGTCGACGATGAGGGCGGCGTCGCTGCGGGCGTCCAGCGTGGTGAGCGCGGCGATGTTGGGCTTGACCTCCAGCGTGCCGCCGCCGACGGTGATGCGGTAGCCGGTTTTCTCGACCCAGGCGGTCCAGGTGTAGTCACCTGCGGGGTAGCCGGCGCTGGTGGTGGGGGTGACGCTGACGAGGTGGTCGGTGCCCGAGGCGGCGGCGGTGATGTCGATCTTGCCGGCGGCGTTGATGAAGCGGTATTTGAGCGTCCAGCTGTCGGCCGGGTAGTCGGCCAGCGTGCGCTGCCAGGTGAAGGAGTCGCCCGCCGTGATGGTTTGCGGCTCGGTCGTGGGAATGCTTGCCATGCGTGCAGCCTTTGAGGGTAGGCTGCATGGTGGCGCGCCGCGCGCGCGGCGTTAAGGCAAAAAAGTTCCGGTTATTTGCCAGTCATGGCCTTGCGCAGGCCGCGGGTGCTGATGCCGATGGCCTTGGCCAAGTCGCTCTGGCTGGGGCGTTTGTTGGCCTCGCGCATCATACGGGCGGCCACGGCCTGGCGCCGGGCCTTGGGGTGGCTGGGCACATAGAGTCGCTCGCCGCCGAACTGGTCGGAAATCTCCAGCTCCACGGCGCGGATCTGCTCGCGCGTGGGCTCGGTGCCGGTGGTGCGGGCAAAGGCGACGGCGATTTCACGGATGATCATGGCGTACCTTTCGTGTGGGACGGGGGATTTGGGCGGCATTATTTCCAGCCTTTGACGAAGGCGCCTGGGCGGCGGCGCAGGGTGGCGGTGTTGGGGCGTGTGGGCGCTTGCTGCGCCGGTTCCGTGGGTGCCTGAAGGTGCGCAGGTGCGGATTCTTCTGGCGCTGGCGCTGCGGCGAACAGATCCGGCTCGCGCGGTGCGTACTTGGCCTCGCGCCGCGCCCAGCTGGGTTCGCGGAAGGTCTGGATGCCCAAAAAGCAGGCGATGGCGTAGGCGTACACCTGGCAGTCTCCGGCCTCCTCGCGCTTGCCGCTGGGGGTGATCCAGCGCAGGGACTGCTTACCCTGCACGGTGACGGGCATCAGGCGCGAGGCGGTCATCTGGTCGAATTCGTCGGTCTGCACCAGGCTGTCGGGCAGGTGGATGTAGCCGGGGCCGGGCTGGGTCAGGCGCATGCGGCCGTACAGCAGGTGCTTGGCGGTGTCGGTGCCGATGATCCACAGCTTGAGGCTGCGCGGCGTGGTTTTGCCGCGCCAGGTGACATCGATCAGGCTGGGCTTGCCGATGACCGGGCGGCCGTAGGTGCTGGCGCCTTTGAAGGCCAGCACGTTGGCGTGCGCGTGGCTGCGGCAGTAGCCATAGACGGCGTTGGTGTTGTGGCCGCCGGTGTCGATTCCGGTTCCTTCGATCACCATCTGCGCGCCGCTGGCGTGCAGGATGGGGGTGCGGCGGATTTCGGTGAGGCGCGTCCATGGGCTGCCTTCGGTGCCTTCGTCCAGGTTGGGGTCGCCATAGAGGATGTGGCGGGCCACCAGCCAGGATTCTTCGCCGCGGCCGAAGGCCCAGACGCGGGCCTCGATGCGGTCGGGCTGAATGTCGACGCCCATGGTCACCATCAGGCCGCCGCGCGGCACGGTGCCGAGGTCGTATTTTTCCGCACGGGCGGCCAGGGCGCTGGCGTCGCCGCCCTCGCCTTTGATCTCCCAGGTTTCGGCCAGGGCGGTGTTGACGAAGGTCTTGAGGCGGCTTTTGTCGCCCCGGCGGTCGGCCTGGTGGGCCTCGGTGAACTGCTGCACCAGGTCGGCCCAGCTGACCCAGCCGAGCGGGGCATAGAGGGCGTTGAGGTGGTAGCCGGTGAACAGGCCGGGCCGGGTGCTTTCGCGCGTGGGCACCCAGCGGCCGGCGGCCAGCATGCCGGGCTTCTGGTGTTCTTCGATTTCGCAGCCGCTGGCGGCGCAGACGTAGCGCACGGTGCCGGTGATGGGCATGCCGGCCTCATCCTTGCGCCATCGCAGGCCGTGGCCGCTGCCGGTGCCCCATTCGAGCGGCTGGTATTCGCCGCAGTGTGGGCAGGGCACATGGTAGATGCAGGCGTTGCTCTGCTGGTAGCTGGCCTCGATGCGGCTGAAGTGTTTGATGGTGGGGGTGCTGACTTTCAGCACCTTGCGCCGGGCAAAGGTGCTGGTGCGCTTTTCAGCCAGGACGATGGGCGAGCCTTCGCCGTCCACGTCTTGCGGATAGGCGTCGATTTCGTCCAGGAACAGATACCGCACGGGCATGGAGCGCAGGCTGGCGGCGCTGTTGGCCCCGCTGATGACCAGCACGCCGCCGGCAAAGTCTTTCATCAGGGTTGTGTTGGCGTCGTCGCGGCTGCGGTTTTCGCGCACCTTGCGGCGCAGGGCTGGGGTTTCCTCCAGCATGGGCGCGATGCGCTGGCGGCTGAATCGCTTGGCCATGTCGGTGGTGGGCTGCACGCACATGACCGGGCCGGGCTCGTTGTCGATGATGTAGCCGAGCCAGTTGTTGCCGGTCTCGGACTTGCCAAGCTGGGCGGCGAACATGACGGCGACCTCTTGCACGGTGGAGCGGGCGGACAGGTCGTCCATGATCTGGCGCAGGTAGGGCGTGCGGTCGGTGCGCCATGGACCGGGCTCGCTGGATGATTTGCCCGACAGCATGCGGTTGGAGTCGGCCCACTGGCTGACGGTCTGGTTGGCCGGCGGGCGGAAGAATTCGGCGAACATGGCGGCGGCCATGGTCTCGGCGCGGGCGTAGTCGGCGGGGAGGTCGTGGGCGCCCATGGTGCGTGTGGTCAGGCGGTGCGGGCCGTGTCGTCGCGGCTCAGTTCGGCCAGGGCCTGGCGCAGCTCGTCTTCCATCAGCTGCGTGACGGTGGCCAGGTTGGTCTCGGCGGCCAGCACGGGGGCCAGGCGCGACGGGATCTGCAGCAGCGCGTCGCGCGTGGAGGCGATGCGCGCGGCCCAGGTGGCGCGGACGGCTGACGCTTGAATTACTTCACCTTGCATTTCAGCAAGTTTTAGCCGGGCTATCTGCGCTTCAGCTGCTTCGCGCAGGGTTTTGGCGACGTGGTAGCTGGTGATTTCGGTGTCGGCTGTATCTTTGGTTTCTGAATTTGTCGGCGGTGCGGGCGGCGGATCGGGCTGTTGCGACAGGGCCGCGGCGGTTTTTGACGATGGGTGAACTCGGTTAAGCAAAGCTACCTTGGCCATTTCGACGTCGATAAGGCCATTACCGTCTTTTGACAGGATGCCGCGTTTGACCAGCTCATGCACGGCCTGGCGCGAAACGCCTAGCTCACGGGCCATACCGGATTCAGTGAGCCGCGGGTGTTTTGTCGATTGACTTGATGCCACTGAAAAAGTCCAGGTAGAAGGCGTGAAGTTCGCGGTTGCAATGAATGGCGCTTTGCTCGATTCGCGGATTTGTGTTGACGTTTGCGCTGGATTCGATGGTGATGTAGTAGTCGTCTGCGATGTTGCTGGCCAGTGTGACCTTGCTATGGTTTTTGGCGACGATCATGCGGGCGCCGTAGGCTTCGCACATGTTGAGCATTTGCTCGTATTCGTCGCCGTAGCTGCCTGGGAAGATTTCGCCGGCGTAGAGGTCGAATTGTTCGATGCGGCCTGTTTCAAGCCATGCGCCGATTTCGGTCAGGTCGTTTTTGGCAATGCACCAGGTCGACATCAGTACGTGGTCGAGGTGCGGCACGCCCGCCAGAATGTGGCGCAGGTAGCTGAGGCTGTCGATGTCGCCACGGCTGGCGACGTGCCAGCTGTCGCCGTTTGCGACGCGGGCTGGCAGGATTTCGGCCAGCGTGGCTTCGGCGTTGGCGCGGCGCATGTGGTGGCGGTTGGCGCTTTTTCTTGCGGTGGCGCGGCGGGTTTCTGCTTTGTCGGCGGCGGCCTGGCGCGACGCTGCGGCGATCATGGCGGGGTCGAAGCCGGCGAATAGGTCGTCGTGCGGGTGCATGTCAAGCTCCTGTCCCACACGAAAGGTACGCCATGATCATCCGTGAAATCGCCGTCGCCTTTGCCCGCACCACCGG